GCTCCCGGCTGATCCCGTCCCTGAGCCCGATTCTCCTCCCAACTCGTGCCCGAATCCGCCGCTGTCCGGCCATCCGACTGTGCCGAGCGCTCCGGCTGCTCCGCATCAGCCGAATACGTGTGGCGATGATGGGATCGGCTATAGCCCTGGTTTCATCATTGGATCATCCGGCCAGGTCGGAATGCACGGATGCATCAATGGTCAGTTGACCACCCAGTGGTCTTCCTATGGATGGGATGGCGGCCAGTATTACGGCGGCGGCACTGTCGGCGCGTCAGTCGGTGGTCCTGGACCTTTCCCCACGAATTGGTGAGTTGACGATCATGGCTACCTACCCTGGCGGAATTCGCGTATGGGATTCCAAGCGCGACTTCTCGCAGACTATTATCGAGAGCCACATGAACGACATTCAGACGGAGCTTGTGGCCGCTGAATCCGTTTACGGGGTCAACCCTCAGATAGCCACGAACAACCCCGGCAACCTGCTGCGGGATTATGTGACCGTGACTAACAGACTGACATCCATGGTACGTGGCGAGCATCTTCCTTATTACCAGGGCGCGCTGCTCAACTACAACTTGCATACGGCTCCCCAGGACACCAATCCTGACGTGCCTGAGCAGGATCCATTGGGGCGTGATCTGTTCTGGTATGGCAGTGGTAAGCGTCAGCGGTGCAGGCAACTCCGGCTGAGCACCGGCGAGACTGTTTTCAACCCTTACCACTGGGAAGTTCCTGATCGAGCTGGCACTTGGGAACCGTGGTGTGGTCTTCCCATGGAGCAGGATGACGCCACAATCGCTGACGGTGGCTGGCAGCGCTTGCCCATCGTCGGTCAGGATGACCCCTTCTCCATGGGAATCGGCGACGGCCTGAGGCTCAATCAAACCGGACTGTGGATGATCAATCTGAAAGTCGATCACACAGCAGACGATGACACGGCCATCGTACGAGCCCGGCGCAGAGCTCGGCTTGAAATCAACGGACGGGATGCCACGCTCCAGCACTTAGTCAGGGAAAACGCGGACAACGGAAACTACCTACTCAACTATGTGTCGTGGATTGAAGTTCTCCCGGCCGGGACAATCATCACAGCAAGCGCCAGAGTAGATGGTACGGATCTAACGCAATCGGTACCAGTTAACGCATATCTGCGAGCACATCTGATTCGGTGTACTGATGCGGATGACGATGGCATGCTGGCTGAATTTCCCGACACCATTTATAAGCCTCCGCCGCCCCCGCCTCCGCCGCGTCCCGAGCCGCCGAGAGACACCGGCCCGTATCAGCCATGTGATCCTGACCACAGCCCGCCGAGCTATAGTCTTGGCCTCGGTGCCGAAAACAGGAATTACGCGGTCGAAATCCGGCCGGGAGAGTGGTACGGATATTACGGCTGGGGAACAGTCGGGCCACAGAGTAGCTCATTCTTTATTGGCATCGGCTCGGTAGGCGGAGTGAATATATAATGGCCGTTTATCGTGTTGATCAGTACGGTAGGACCTACTATGGTCCTAATCCTGAGCTGCCCAGCTTTGATGAGACGACCTTCACGGCCTACAGCGTCGGCTACGAGGGCATCTATCTAGACTGGGGTCACCCTGCTGGAAGCTACACCGGCTTTCGACTGACCGCTTCGCGGGAAGGTTATCCGCGTACCTCTGATGATGGCACGCTGCTTCTGGAGGCTGGCGCTTCTGCTCCCACCTTCTTCACGGACAATGACGTCATCCCTGGCCGATTTCACTATTACAGCATCTTCCTGAAGATCAACAACGTCTGGTTGAGAGCCGGTACGGCGAGCACTCTGCACGTCAAGAATTTCTCGATGGTGGACTGGATGTGGCATCGCATCCCCATCTACCACCGGCTACTCCAGGGCAGCAATTTGACCGTGGATGCGGACAGCAACCAAACGCTGTACAGATTCGTCAGCATGCTCGGCTACGCCCTGGACCGCATCAGGACGTCCATGCAGGCCGCTCTCGACAGTACGGACCTGCGGACTACTCACATCACCACCGTTGGGCACCGTGCGGCCAGCCTCGGAGCTAATATCCCTGTCGGCCTGGCAGCCGCTCAGGCACGTGTCATCGCCCTGGACTCCACATACCTCGCATCAGAGCGCGGTCAGTCAGCCGCCATGCGTGCTGCCGGTCGCGCGGCCAGCGGATGGGATGTAGAGCTCAGGCCCACGTACAATCTCCTGCCGTCATATGACATGGCTCAGCAGATCAACCCCGTGTATCCCGCCTGGGACGCGAGCATCCGGTATGTAGTCGGCGCTATCGTGACGACCGATTTCTACCTCTACCGCTGTATCGTGGCCGCGTACGGGCTCACGCAGGCTCCGGCAGGCAATGGCAGCTCAAACACCTGGTGGGTGCCCCACAGCGAAGTCAGAGCGGACACCGTGGCGTACGACTCCACGTACCTCACGCAGCATGGCTGGGCCGGTGTGTCCAAGACAGTCGGTGTGGCTGACTCTCTTGTGGTCCCCAAAATCGGCCTGGGGATCGTCAACCCGGTCTCCGGTGATCATGACAAGCACTGCCTGACCATTCACAACACGCACACGTCGGCCGTCAGCATCGCGGCCTTCAACGTCCCAGCTAATCCCACGAACAATCCGCTAATCAACTTGGGCAAAGCGACGATCCTGCCCCGGATCATGCTGTGGGACAGCACGAGGACGTACATGGCACAGGCCCTCGTGCAGGATCGCGGTCAGGTGTGGCGGGCTACCCGGCAGACCACGGGCCAGCGTCCCGGCACCACGACGGCATGGGCGCGGAACAGCAGTGATAAGCGTCTGCGACTGACCGTTTCCGGCTACACGCATCAGCCCCACGGGACAGCTCAGGCCGTCGCTGCGGTGACGCCATTTGTCACGTGGTATGACGAGTACGGCAAAGTCATAGGCACTGCGACGGCCGCCACCTCAGACACTCGCGTACTCGACTCGTTCACGAGCTACCCAGGCACTAATGCGCTGGCACCACTCGGCGGCCGGACCACAGAATTCGGCTCGAAGACGTGGGCCGACACGGTAGCCGGATTCCAGCGCGATTCTTACACCGATGGTGCTGCCCGTCCGGCGTCCGGTAATACCCGTTGCATGTCAGTGATCACTTATACCAGTGCTGACGCCACGGTGGCCACCACTATTCAGACCGCTCCCAGTGGCGGTAGGAAGCAAGGGCTCGTGATGAGAGTGGTGGACGCCTCGAATTACTTCCGGGCCACCAGAACGACGCTCGACAGGGTGCAGGCTGGTGTGGTGACAACGTTGGCCACATACTCCACGCCGATTTCTGACGGGGACAGGCTCACGGTCAAGGTGGTCGGAAACAACTGGACGGTCCTGAGAAATGGCACCCAGGTTGGTACCGCTACTGACGCATTCCAAAATACGGCCACGAAATTCGGCATCGTGGTGGAGGCATAATGGCGCTCTACGCTAACTACATACCAAACCCGAGTTTCGAGCTGGGCACGACCAACTGGACATCGTACAACGGTGGAACGCCTAGCCGTGTAGGCTCTAATGCCTCCTCCGGGGCCTACTCCCTGAAGATCACGCAAGTAGGAAGTCAGAATTCCTTCGGTGGCGTTCAAACTGTCGTTGATATCACGCCAGGCGCTTCCGCGTATTCTTTGTCTCTCAATATCACGGGAGCTACCGAAAACCACGGCGCGGCCAATTCCGCTGGTACCAAGGTCACCGTTTACGACCTGCTGCCCGGTGAATCTGTTGGACTGGCTCAGCAGCGTGCCACGCAGACGTTTGCCCGTACCACCAATGGCCGTGTAGCCGTCAGAAACGTTGCTCCCCGTGCCACCGCTGACCGGCTTTTCATCACCATTCAGACGGCCAGCACGTACTTCCAGGCTCAGCAAACCAGCACGGAGAGCTCCGGTCAGGTATGGACCGTCGTCAACCTCTCTGGAAGCTCCGGCGGTATTACGAGCCCCTCCGGTACAGAGATCAGCAACAGCGAATGGAACACCTACGAAGCAACCTGGACACGTACCGGCTACACGACCTTCCTTTATCGCAACAATTTCGAGAGCCTTACCTACAACGCGAAATCCGCGACCTTCACCAAGACGACCGTCATTTCCCCAGCCGTTTCCGGTGGTACGTCATCTGTATACGTTGACGCCATCCAGCTGGAGCAGGGAGCCGTAGAGAGCACCTATGTAGACGGAACCACTTCAGGCTATGTGTGGGCCGGTTCCCCGCATAACTCGGCTACGCTCAACATGGTTCCTCTTCAGGCATCCGGCACCATCACACTGTCCGGCCCTAACGTCGAGCTGCTCAAGCTGAAGTTCATGCAATCAGCTGGCACCATCACACTGTCCGGTCCTAATGTAGAGATGACCACCGAAGGCACCCTCAAGGCCAGCGGCAGCGTCATGACCTCCACTGGCTCGGCCATAATGTGGCACAGCGGAGCCATGAAATCGGACGGTGCCGGAGGGCTGTCCGGAACTGCT